GTGAACGTGGTGCGTACCGCTGATCTGATCATTGATTCAATTCAGCGTGCACACCTCTGGGCTGTTGATCGCAATATCACCAAAACCTATCTGGAAGATGTGGTTGAGGGCGTCAACAACTACCTGCGCCACCTCACTCAGATCGGTGCGATTCTTGGCGGCACGGCTTGGGCGGATGCTGAGCTAAACACACCAACCAGCCTGGCTGCTGGCAAGGTGTATATCGATTTTGACTTCACTCCACCAACCCCGGCAGAGCACATTACGTTCCGTGCTCACCTGGTTGATGACTACTTTGCAGAGGTGATCAGCTAATGGACAACATTCTCAAAAATATGAATCTCGGCGTTGATGGCAGGGGCTACGCAGGCAAGGTCCTAGAGCTGACCAAGCCAAACCTGACGATTATGCAGGAAGACTACCGGGCGGGCGGCATGGATTCCGCTGTTGGTCTGGATATGGGCATGGAGAAAATGGAAGCCAGCGCCGTGCTTGGCAGCTACGACAAGGAAGTCCTTAAGCTCTGGGGGTTAGCTCCTGGCAACGATGTGCCTCTTACATTCAAGGGGGCGCTGCAGAATGATGACGGCTCTGTGGATCAGGTGTTGGTTCAAATGCGCGGCACAATTACAGGTCTGGATTCTGGTACCTGGAAGCCGGGTGAGGTCGCCAACCTGACCATCACAATGAACCCGCACTACTACAAGGAAACCGTAGCAGGTGACGTGGTTCATGAAATTGACGTGAAGAACATGATTCGAATCGTCAACGGTGTTGATCAGTTGGCGGGCATCCGCGAAGCGATCGCAATTTAATTTTTGGGGCTTCGGCCCCTCTATTTTGAGTGAGAATGATGAGCGAAATTATTCAACTGAAATTCCCGGTGGAGTATAACGGCGAAGAAATTCGAGAGCTTGAATTGCGCCGGCCAAAAATTCGGGATCAGCTGACCGCTACTAAGCGAAAAGGCAGTGATGAAGAAAAAGAAATCAAGCTTCTGGCTGATCTGTGTGATGTGGCGCCTGAAGTCATTGAAGAACTGGATCTTGCCGACTATGCCCAGCTGGGTAAGGCATACGAAGGTTTTTTAAAGTAAGCCCCAAGACGCTAAGGCAGGCTGTGGTTGCCCTAGCGTCTCATACCGGGTGGGGGCGGCGTGAGATAGAAGACATGGAGGCTGAAGAGCTTCTGGATTGGTTAGAGGCTTGCCCCAAGGCCAATCAACAACAGTAGCCATGCGCTCGTGCGCTTTATACAGATGTAAACGAGGGCGATAAGGACCGAGAGTGCTGCGGTTAATGCGGCTGGATTGGTTTCTTCGACGGTGTAGCCCGCATGGGTGATTGCTACAGCGGCTATCCATGCTGCAATGAAAAAACTCAGCAACCACAGTGCGCTGCTTTTGATCCATTTAATCATCAGGATTTCCTATGTCATCAACAACCAGTATTGGCATTGTCGTCGGTGCGGCTCTGTCGAATACGTTTGGCAGAACCTTCAAAAAGGCTAATAAATCCGCCTTTGAGTTAGGTAAAGCATACCGCACAACAGATAAAAAACTCCAATCGTTGAAAGGTGTCGAGCAGTTACGCGGTCGCTTGGGGCGACTGGAGGCCGCACAGAAGAAAGCCGGTGGTGGCAATAAGCGGCTCGCGGAGAAGATAAAAGCGACTCGCAAGGAGTTGTGGGCTGCGTCTAAAGCAGCCGATAAGATGGGCTTGAGCCTCGGTGACATCACTCGAGAGCAAGCCAAGTTAAATCGCTTGAGGAAAATGCAGGGTTTTGGGCAGAAGGCCGTCGGGGCTTTGCCTGGTATTCGTAGTGCCGCTATGAGCGGACTGGCTGGCGCGGGCTCTATGTTTGCGTTGGCCACATCAACGGCAAGTCGTGGCGATGATATAGCCAAGACGGCCGACAAGCTGGGCATGGGTATTGAGGCTCTGCAGGAGTACCAGTATGCGGCTGATCGGTCGGGCGTGTCTCAAGAAAAGTTCAATATGGCAACTCAGCGGATGGTTCGTCGGGTTGCGGAGGCGGCACAAGGTACGGGAGAGGCGGTTAAAGCTCTGGATGAGCTGGGTATCAATGCTGACTATCTCGCCAGTTTGAGCCCTGAGCAGCAAATGGAAGTGCTGGCTGATGCAATGAAAGGTACCGCAAGTCAGGGTGACCGTGTTCGCCTGGCAATGAAGTTTTTCGACTCAGAAGGTGTTGATCTGGTCAACATGCTCAAGGATGGCTCGGATGGGCTTAGGGAGCTGCGAAACCAGGCTCGAGATACCGGAAATGTTATTGGTGGCGATGCTGTGAGGGAAGGTGAAAAGTTCACCGATACCTTGACGGACACCAAAGCCATTCTGGCCGGCCTGAAAAACACCATAGGTGTTGCTCTGCTGCCTGTAGTGGGTAGTTTCCTTCAGGGTATCAACGAGAATCGGGAAGGCTTGATTTCTATTGGCACATCTATCGGTTCAGTTATCGAGAATGTCGGTGGCTTAGGGACCATTGCCGCGATAGTAGGCGGGGTACTGATTACCAAGTTGCTGTTTGCCATTAAGGCTATTGGATTGGCCATTGCTGCCAACCCCATTGGCGCACTGGTCACCGGATTGGTGATTGGTGCCACTCTGATTATTACCCATTGGGATAAAGTGAAGAGCTTTATGCTGGGTGTTTTTGAGGCTATTGGCAAGGCGGTCAAGTTTCTCTGGAAAAATTCACCCATAGGAAAGCTGGTCAGTGGCATTCAAAAAGTCGGCACGTATTTTGGTGGTGAGAATGTTGACGAAGTTGTGCAGCCGAAGGTTGCCGCTGCTCAACGTTCAACCAGTGTCCAGACCACAAACCATAATCAGATCAGCGTTAACGCCGCGCCTGGCATGAATGAAGTCATGGTTGGTGAAGAGGTTCGAAGGCAGCTTTCTGTGCGTGATCGAGAGATGGCGGCAGAGCAGAGAGGGTTGCTGTATGACTAAGGTATTGCTCAAGCTGGGGGAGTTTACATTCTCAATAGATACGGCGGCTTTTCAGAACCTGAAGCGCAACTGGCAGTTCAATTGGGCTTCTCAGCAGCGCTTAGGCAATAAGCCTGCGCAGCAATTCACTGGCGAAGGCAATCAAACCATTGCGCTGAGCGGATCCATCTACCCAGGTCAGTTTGGCAAGGCGGATTCTGTAGCCAAGATGGTTGAGGCGGCAGAGAAGGGCATTCCGTATCTGTTGGTGGCCGGTACCGGTGAGGTCATGGGTTATTGGGCCATAGCTGGTGCTTCTCAGGCCAATAGTGTGCTGATGGCAGATGGTCAGCCAAGGCGCATCGATTTCTCTCTGAGCCTTATATTTTACGGTGATGAATATGCAGTATAGAGCCAAAGAGGGTGAGGTTCTGGATGAGATATGCTGGCGCCATTATGGCCGGGAGTCTTCTATTGTTGAGGTGCTTGAGGCTAATAAAGGGCTGGCTGATATATCTGACAGCTTGCCTGCCGGTACTGTGATTGAGTTGCCAGATCTCGCAGAGCCGGAAAAGTCTTCTGTAAAGCTGTGGGATTGATATGCAACCTGCTTTTAAATTAGTTGTTGATGGCAAGGACCGCACTGCAGATATTGCAGTCCGTTTGATAAAGCTTCAGATCAAAGACCAGGCCGGTTTTAAATCTGATTCTCTGTCACTGAGTGTTGATGATGCCGACGGTGTTCTCGAGCTTCCCCGCAAGGGGGCTGTGATCGAGGCCAGTTTGGGATACCAAGAAACCGGTTTGAAGTCTTTTGGCAAATTCACTGTGGATGAGGTTGAGGTCTCTGGCCCGCCAGCAACTATGGTGATCAGGGCTAAGGCTGCAGATATGCGTCAGGGCTTGAAAGAGCTTAAAAGCCGGAGCTGGGACCAGGTAACTATTGGCGATCTGGTGAGTTCCATCGCGGCAGAGCATGAGCTGATGCCCAAAGTGTCTGCGGATTACGCACAAGACCTGATTGCCCACATCGATCAAACCGACGAAAGTGACATGAACCTCCTGACCAGGATTGCCAAAGAGCGGGGCGCTTTGGTTAAGGTTGCGAATAACAACCTGGTAATGGTTCCGATCAGTGAAGCCAAGACGGTATCCGGCAAAAAACTGGAGGCAGTCACGATTAATCTGAGCGACGCTACCAAGTGGAGCGCAACCTTCCCTGATCGTGGTCGGTATCTTTCCGTGGTTGCGTCCTGGGGCGATATTGAGTCAGGTGCTTTGCAGGAAGTGACGGCAGGGCAGGGTGAGCCGGTATTTCGGCTGCGCAACCCATACCCAACGCAGGCCGATGCCTCTGAGGCAGCAAAGGCCAAGCTTAAAGCGCTGAATCACTCTGAGGCAAAGCTGTCGATTACTTTACCTGGTAACCCTGATCTGCTGGCCGAAACACCGCTGTCGCTGGTGGGTTTTCGAAGTGGCGTTGCTGCTGAGTGGGTTGTTAATTCTGTTGTCCATTCATACTCACCGTCAGGATACAGTGTGTCAGTTCAAGCGGAATGATGCGCGCCAAATAGCCGTTACTGCAGCGCGATCTGGTCGATTGTAGGGCTCAGGTTGCGGCCGATTGGTGGGAGTGACGCTCTGTGTGGGTCAGTCTTCCAGGTCGATGGTTACCCGGGAAACAATTTTCCGCTTTTCTTCTGACGAAATCGGGGTTACGTCATTGATGTAAATCTCAATGCCTGTCACGTTACGCCCCGCGTCTTTCGCCAGCTCATTAATTCGTGATTCGATTATTGGGCCGGCTTCCTTGAGGATATCTGCTTCGGCAGATTTAAGCTTTGCGACAAAATCTACTGATTTCATATTCCATTCCTTACTTTGGTTCAAGCATGAACAAATCGATCGACAATCCGATTATTGCGTGACTCGTCGCTTATCAATTGCAGTCAAATCATCGTCGATCTGCGCAATGCCCGCTGCTATCAGTAGTAGCCGCCAGGCGCTATAGGGTATGTCCCGGTGGTCTGGTTTGTCGACTGGAGCCTTCCATCGGCGCACTGTTGGGCTGCCTTTCTTTGGGTCGTAATTCACGCCCGTCATTTTCGCCACGTCATTCTGGGACCATCCCATCAGTTTGATCAGTTCCCCTACGTCCTCCGGAGTAGGAGCGTCATAACCTGACGCGCTATAGGGCAGGCTACTGGCGCGGTTTTTGAACGCATCTAGTGTTTTGGCGTGGCTGTCTGTGTAAGCTTTCGGATTATTGCTCATGGTATATTCTCCACAGTGGGGCTCCTAAAGGAGCCCGCGTTCTGCAAAACTGGTAGTTTCTGTTGGGCCCACAATAATGTGGTCCAGCGTTCTGATATCCAGCAGCTCCAAAGCCTGAGACAGGCGCTCAGTAATGCGTCTGTCAGCTTGTGACGGCTCGGTGATACCGGAAGGGTGGTTGTGAGTGAAGATTACCGCCGCCGCATTATTCAGCAGCGCAGCCTTCGCAACCTCGCGAGGGTAAACGCTCGCGCCATCAATGGTGCCTCGAAACATGATTTCAAACTTGATCAGCTGGTGCTGGTTGTTCAGGAGCAGAACGCCAAAAACCTCATGCTCCAGACCGGCGATTTCCAGTTGGCAGAAAGTTTTAGTGGCGCTTGGGTTAGTGAGTGCTGTGTCGGTAGTTTTCAGGGCATTCGCCAGAATGGCTTTGGCCGCTTCGATCGTTTGAACTTCTTGCGTGTTGAACATCTTGGATTTCTCCCGTTTTCGGTCTTGGCGATATGCCCGACCAGTGACTGATATGTTACCGCGCCATCGGCGCGGTAGTCAATCGTTTTTTGCGGAATTTTGATGTTTTTCGCTTGATGATTGCTTATATTTTGCTTACGCAGATTTTCATATTTTGTAACTCATTGAATTATATATGATTTGCTGAATGTAGCCCCAGTCCATCATCGGCGCAACGGAGAAGCGTCTAGCCCTCGTAAATGCTTGTGTGCCAGTGTTTTCGGGGCCTTCCTTTGATATTAAAGGGTTTTCTTTCATGCGTGAGAATGTG